TGTCAAATGTTATGTGAGTGTATTGTCAAATGTTTAAAAAAAAATTACGAGGATGCCGAATTATTTGTATCTTTGTCAAAATTTAAAAATATGAGCGGAGGACATTTTGATTACATACAGACACAATTTGAATGGCAAATTATTGAGCCTATTGAAAGTTTAATAGAAAATAATGGTAGGGAAAAAACTAAGGAGTGGATTAAAGAAGCAGAGCCTTGGCGGGGGGATGATTGGTATGAACAATATCCTAATGATAAATTTCATTACAAATACCCTGATGATATTATTGATGAGTTTAAAAAGGCTGTCTATTATCTTAAAATAGCTAAAATATACACTCAACGCATTGACTGGTTAGTAAGTGGTGATGATGGAGAAGATTCATTTCGTAGGAGATTAGAAGAAGAGTTAAGTAAAATTAAAAAATAAAAGTTATGTAAAAATTCTGCATTTGGTTTTGAATTAAAATTAATAGAAATTTGTAGCGAATTAAAATAAAGTTTGTATTTTTGTATAAATATTAAAACTATGAAAAAATCCGCAATTGATTGGTTATTTGAATTATCTAAAGAAAGAGAGTTAGATGCTTTTGATTTAGAAAAGGCTAAGGAGATGGAGAAGGAAGATAGATTTAATTCTATAATGCATTTTCTTAGAGAATGTGTGCCAGCGAAATTAATTGAATATTATTCTAAAACCCCTTTAAACTAAAATAAAAACAATATGAAAAAATTACCAATAGGAACAAGAGTATTTGATGTCTCAAAGGGCTGGGGAACAGTTTTTGAGTGGGGTGATGGATTTGATAGGCTGAAGGATGGTATTAGTGTAAGGTTTGATATAGGAATTCTGTCTCATTACACTAAAGAAGGGTTAGATAGACCTGGGGAAATTGCCCCTGTGTTATCCCTCACTGAGTATACAATAAATAAAGATGAGTTCACTTCCATAGCAGAGTTTGATAAACCTAGTATTGGATGTATGGGATATTTTTGGGATAATACTAGACAAGGTTATGTTTCTTATTCTAGGCTAGTAGATATTGATTCTTCGGGTATTTACACTGCGGAAGGAGGCACACGTTGGCAAGAATTTGCTAAAGAGATTCCTCAATGGTTTTTAGATAAAATGAATAAGTAGAAAACAATTAATTATGATAGATGTAGTAGTAGATGATATTCTAGGAGGATAAATAATATGGAAAGATTTTTAAATAAAATTGATAAAACTGAAACTTGTTGGATATGGAAAGCATCTCTAAGAGGCAAATCAGGTTATGGAGCTTTTAAGATAGATGGGAAAGTTGTAGATGCCCATAGAGTCTCTTATAAGTTATATAATGGAGATATACCTGAAGGAATGTATGTTTGTCATTCTTGTGATAATAGAAAATGCGTTAATCCAGAGCATTTGTTTTTGGGAACACCAAAAGATAATTGGCAAGATGGGTTTGATAAAGGAAGGATAAAATTATTAGGAGGTATTGATATTGAAAAACTTAAAAAACATCCTAGTAATGGAGCATATAAAAAGGGATGTAGATGTGACGAGTGTAAAGCTATTCATACAACGAAGGCTAGAGAATATAGGGCTAAATTAAAAAAATAATTTCTGTCCTAACTACTAAAAATTAAAATTATGAAAACTGATACAAAAAATAAATTAAAAAATTATGAAAGTGTTGTAGAAATTGTAGTGGATATTATTCTCATTGGTTAAAATAATGAACCTGTTCGGCCTCTGTGCAACATGCCCACTACTAATAGGTCTTAGAACTCTGACAAAAAAATAAGCGGAGGAACCTCCAACTGATGCTGCTGACGAGTAGACAGGTTGGAGTATTTTTTTTTAAATTAAACACAAAATATATGAGAAAAGAAGTAAAAGAAATACTTGAAGAATTTGATTTTGGTAAAGTTCAGGATGTTATGACCTATTTAGATTGGAAATGGTGGGATGAGGTTCCAACAATGGGAAAATTAGTAGTGAGAGCTTCTGAAATACTAGATGAAGCTTATTCTGGGTGTGAGAGTCATAAAGAAGAATTCACTATTAGTACGGGGGGATTTCACGCAGAAGCACTCTATATAGAGGGTAGAGTAAAATTAAGCCTAAAGTTCGTGCTCACAGAGTGGAATAATTACTAATGGAACTTTTTTCATAATGCCTGTGTTTATACCTTATAGACAAACAATAGGTTATGAAAATTTATAAGCAAGATATAAAAGACAAGAAGAAAGAAAACTTTATGCAAAGGTCTAGAGTTTTATTGGCCAGCAAAGGTTTGCTAATGTCTGATAAAACGCTAGAGGTATTGTATTGGGTTTTATTTTATAGTTTAGAGTTCCCTCTAGCTAATAAGGATAAAACTTTTAAGAATATGAACCAAATGCATATAGCCATTGCGAAGGAAATGGGAGTTTATTCTTCTTATATTGGAGCATACATTAACGATAGGTTGATTTCCAATAAATTAATAACAAGAACTATGAGTATTCCTAGTGATAGATTTTCTAGAGCAAGGATAGAGAAGTATGATGTTCCTGCTTGGTTAGAGTCAGTGTACAATAGTGACAATTTTAAAATGGAACTGACGTTTAGTTATGAATAGGAGCATTGTCGAAATTATTAGAGACCATAATTCTAAATACAGAAAGTTTTTAATTTTAAATCAAAATAATTACGAAATTTTGAAAAGAGAACTGGGTATGGAAGAATATGAAGAATTGTTTGAGTTCAAAAACTTGACAATTTGTATTTGTAAAAATGATAAATTAGGCTTAATCTTAGTATAATGGGAATTATTTTATTTATATTGTATGTGATATATTGTATATTTTTGCATAATTTTTTTAAAAACAAAGACAAAGAATATTATAAAATAAAAATATTACATATTTTTTTGTATATTTGTTATTTTTATATAATATTTTATCTGTTTTTTTGTATATTTGCTTCTAATATATAATATATTGTCTATGATGAAGAGATTATATAAAAAAGTTTCAGAAGAGATGGGAATCTCTGAGAAAGAAGTTGAAAAAATATATAGAATATTTTTAAATGAGGTGAGAGCAGAGTCAAAAAGGAATCCTGAAAGAGAGATTTATCTTGAAAAATTTGGGAAGTTTGTACCGAGCATAGGAAAGATAAGAGCAAGATTAAGAGAAGCTTTTTATAGAAGAGATGAAGAAAAAGTAAAAAGACACATATTAACATTAAAAAATTTAAATTATAAACCAAAAAAATTATGACAGTAAAAGAATTCAAAGAAGAAGTGATTCCACAGTTTGATTACGAAATCACAAAAGACAAGCATTTGCTAGTACAATGCTATGCTAAAAAAAGTACGCTATCAAAGGTTCTTGTAGGGATTGAAAAACAAGCTACAGAGATTAAGAATGCGTTTAAAATTCTTAAAGCAGGGCCTAATGCTACATTCCAAGTTGGAGATATTGTTTCTGTAGGAGATAACTTTGTAGATAGACCAATTGTAAGCTACAAACACCCTGAAGGTAATGACCCTAACAAAGACGCAAGACCTGTGTTTGGTTCTTATTTGCAAGGTATGTTGCCATTTGCATTTTATTGTCATAAAATTGAGGAACCAGAAACTCCGCTTGAGTTGACATTCCTTATCCCTGAAGATTTAATTACAATTAAACATACTATTTAAAATGAAAACACCAATGATTATGGACAGCAAAAAGAAAATGATTTCTTTAACAAAAGAAATGAATTCCGAGAAAGAAACCTTTACTCTGAAAAAAAGAACTGAGAAAGAAGAAGTTTCAAAAACTTTAGAAAAAATCAGTAATGGATGGCTTTTAACAGTGGATAAATATCCTTTCGGTGGAGAAGGAGAGTATTCTTGTGTTAAGAAGTATTTTGAAAAAAACCCACTAGAAATGGAAGAAGAAGATACTGAGGAAGAAGATGACAAAATGGAAGGTGGAAATTTTATGGAAAACTGGGATGTATTAAGTCTATAAAAATATTTATATGTTTGCTAATCCAGACGCTAATAATCCAGCTAAAATAACTTTTAAGAATGTAAAGAACTACCTCTCTGCTCAAGTCAGGGAGGCTGGTTTTTTGCCTGATTGGGAGAAAGAACAAGTCTTATGGAGAGCAGAAGCAGCTAAACCTTGTACATTAAATGGCAGTTGTTTAGAGTGTGGGTGTGAAACTCCTGATTTGTTTTATGGTACAGAAGGGTGTAAAAGAAAAGAAAACCCTTGTTTCCCTAATATGATGGGAGAAAAAGAATGGACACAATTTAAAATAGATAATAAACTAAATTTTTAACAATGGAAAATACAGTATTACAGTTTAATCCTGCAACAGTGTTAGTAAAAGGTAAAAGAAATGAACATGGAACAGGTAAATCCACTCTAACCAATATTGGAGAGGTTGATTTTGTATGTAGAAGTGTAACATCTTCTTGTGGATGTACAACACCTAATAATATTAAGACAGGACAAGTATTAAAAGCAGGCGAATCTGTTGAAATAACTTTCAGTAGACATTTAACATCCCCAGGTACGAAATATGTTTATGTTTCAGGAAATTGTACAACAGTTTCTTTAGCAGTTGCAGCTGAAATAGTATAATATGACAGAAGAAGCACAAATACAAGAAGCTTTATCTGAATTAGAGTTTTCTGATAGAAGAATCACTTATATTTTTGAAGGTGATTTTGACTCTGATAACTCTGTAAGTCTAATCAATTTCTTAAATTCAAACACACAACCTGTAAATTTATTTATTAATTCACCAGGGGGATATATCAATTATGTCTATCCTTTGATGACAGTGATAGAGGATTATGAAGATATAGTTATTTATCCTTTAGAACAATGTTCTAGCTCTGCATTCTTTTTATTGTTAAACACAACGGTTCCTATTAAATTTATAGATAAGAGTATAATTAGTGTAGTTCATTTTCCTAGAGTTGAGTCTTGGAGAGATTTTAATAACAATAACATCTATCCAAAAGACTTTTTTAAGAAGAGAAGACATCTAGTTGATTTTAATGAGCAATTAAAAGCTCTACACCTACCCACAACACAACAAACCAAATTACTTAAAGGAGAAGATGTACATCTTTTCTATGAGGATTTAGTTAAAATTTTTAAAGACAGACTAGATGGATAATTTTGAAATAATAAAAAAAGGGAAATTAAAGATAGTTGTATCCACAAAAGAATTCTATGCAGGTGAAACTGTTTTATTCATTTGTTGCGAAGACCACAAAACCCCTACCCAATACACAATACAATTAGATGACAACTATCATATCCTTGATCCTGTTGTAAAAGAGATAAATCATTCTTTTGACCCTAATGTAAGGGTGAATGGTCATTCTCTAGTAGCAACAAGAAAGATTAAAGTAGGAGATGAAGTAAAAAGAAATTACTATGAAACTGAAGAAATTATAGTGAAAGAATTTAGAGACAAAGAAACAGGGGATTTAATAAATACAAAAGAATTGTATAATTTTAAACACGGAGAAAGAATAGATTACTTTGAAGAATACTAATTATGGATTATAATTTAATACAAAACAATAATTACGAAGAGTTTAAGGATAAGTTTTGGGAAGTAAACCCAGAGTTTAAATTTGTCGCTCCTTATGATGCATTCTACACCTCTATAACGGATAAAAAGAAAACATCTATGGTGATGTGGGCAATTTATTTATTATGTGATATAAACAGTCCTAAAATAAGGTTGAGATTAGACGAAAGAGAAGAAGAAATTAAAACATTCTTTATTAAAGACCCTGAATTCACATTTAATAGGTATCAGGAGCTAATAGATGCTTACCCAAAAGTAGTGTTAAGTAAGATACAGAGAGAACTTAAAGTGTGGCATGATAAAATTGAAGAAAGAAATAAGTTTTTAGAGAGTGTCACTTACGATATGAATACTTTTGAAGCTTTAGACAAGATGATGAAGGACTCTAAGCCAATTTGGGAAGCCTTTGGTAAAGTTTATAAAGAATATCAAGAAGAAAACATTGAAACAAGAGCTAGAGGAGGAAGAGAAGAATCTTTTTCTGAGAAATTATTAAACAAAAAATAACCTAAAACAATAAAATATGTATCCAGTAAATAAACCAAACATCCACAATCAACCAAAGCAAAGAGAAAGATTTTCTTTAAAAGAAGGAAAATATTTTTGGTTATCAAGCATTATGAAAACCTATGATAAGGCAAAGCAAGAGGCTTGGCAAAAAGAACTGAAGGAAAAAGCGGAGAAAGAAACTGAAGAAACAAATGATAATATTAATTGATACAGAAGATAAAGTAATTGAAGTAGAAAAAGTTATTGATAAAAAAGATACAAAAAAACTCATTAGAGAAACTTTGAGGAATTTTGATGATTTTGAACACGTTGTAACTCCTCCTGTTGAAATTAAATTTATCCCTATAAATAAAAACTTTACAATAGAAGATTTTGTCAAAAAAATTATTTCAAAAGCTCCTAACCCTGATGATATTTCAGATATAAAACCTGGACCTCCTAGACAATGATAATAAACACTGATTTAATTTTTCCTAAAATTTTTGATAACACTAAGTTTATTAAAAATCATCCTAAGCTACATCCACATAGTTCTGCTTATGAACAATATTGGATGAAAGAATTGGATGAATTAATTTATGGAATGTGGCAAACAGAAGAAACTCCCGAAGGAGAGAGATGGAGATATATGAATCCTCAATTGAACTACTTCACTAACTATCATACCATTACAATTCAAGAGGGTAAACAACGTATATTATCAAGACCTAATTTATTAGATATAAATTGGACTTTGTTTAATTGTTGGTTTATTTGTAGAGGTTTTAGTGGATTCCAAGATGATGAGGAGTACACTTGTAATTGGACAGTTAAACTAAAAGAAGATAAATTAAAAGATGAGACACTTCCTGATATTCCTTTAAAATATATAAATAATCTAACAGAGTATTGTTATAAAAAAGATGGGACTTTAAAAACTTATGTTGACCCTTTAGAGTATTTAAATATTACTCACAAAAATTCTCTTGGTAACCCATTATATGATAATAACTCGTTGAATTTGTTTCTATTAGGAAGCCGTTCAGGGGGTAAAAGTTTTATGGCATCTGCTATTATGGAACATGAATGGATTACAGATGGAGCTAAAACTGTAGAGGATTATTTATCAGGTAGAAATAAAGTGGAAATATTTTGTGGTTCAGCAAGCTCAAGTAAATCCTCACAATTGTTAGATAAATTTGCAAATTCTTTATCTCATCTTCCTGGTGGTTATACAGATAGAGAATACTATCCCCCTCCATTCTCAAGAAATTCTTCAGGAACCCTTAAAGTAGGAAACTCTAAGAATGCTTTTAGATTTGAGTATGAGAAAAAGATAGGAAATAACTCTGTTAAACAGGGTACAGGTTCTATGTTGGTACATGAAACTTACAAAGATAATAAACAAGCCGCTGTAGGAGGACGTTATAACGTATTAGTTGTAGAAGAGGTTGGTTTGGAAGATAAAATCTTAACAGTGCATGGTGCCAACGAATCTACACAGGATATGGGGTCAGGTAAGTTTGGGTCTTCATTCTATTTAGGTTGTGTATGTGAAGATTCTCTAATTTTAAATGCAGAGGGTATTTATGTAAAAGTGCAAGACTTGATAAAAGAAGAAGGGGTTATGGGATTGAATGAAAGTGAAAATAAATTTCAGCCTACCACCACTAAGTTTAAAATGGGTACCTCTAGAAAACATTGTTATAAAATTACTACCAATACAGGCAGAGAACTATCTTGTAGTGATGACCACCCTATTTACACACAAGAAAGATATAATTGTGGTACAAGAAAATTAACTCCAGTATACAAGGAAGCAAAAGATTTAAAAATAGGCGAAAGAGTAGGAGTTATTAATAATATAGATTATTTTGGTAAAGAAACATTATTTGATGCAAGATTATTAGGTATGCTAATAGGAGATGGGTCTTTTACTGAAACCACTAAATTTATTACAAAAGATAAAAGTCTTTTAAATTATATTCAAAATAAATACACTGTAAAAGTAGATAGTGAAGAAAATGGATTATATAAAACTAGAATACTAGGATTAAAATCTAAGTTAGAAGATTTGGATTTACATTTACAAAATAAACTAGAAAAACATATTCCTGAAAAGTTACATTATTGTAATAAAGAAACTATAAAAGAATTTATAGGAGGTTTATTTGATACTGATGGTTGTATTCACTTTTCTGAAAAACAAGTAAGTACATTAAAATATACATCAATTTGTAAAAATATAGTAACAGAATTACAATTACTATTAAATAAATTTGGAATTCAATCTAAAATAATTAAAGAGTCCCCTAGAAAAACTAAATTGGCAGAGGGTAAAAATGTTACCTATAATTTGTATATTAAGGATAAAGATAGTATTTTAAACTTTCATAAAAATATTACTTTATTGGTAGGATATAAACAAGATAATCTAAATAAAATAGTTAAAGTTTTATCTGAAAGAAAATCTCTTTACAGAAAAAGTGATATTAGGTGGGAAAGAGTAGTAAGTTTAGAGTATCTTGGAGAACAAATCGTTTATAATATGTCTGCTGGTGGAGACCATAACTATATTGCCAATGGTATTGTAACACACAACACTGGTGGAGATATGGAAAAAGTTATTGAGTCTGAAATTATATTTAGAGACCCTGAAGGATATGATTTTTTAGGCTTTAATGACATATATGAGGGAAGAGGGGTACTAGGTTTCTTTCTACCTTCTATTTACACCAACTTAGCTTATAAAGATAAGATGGGCAACACTGACGTAGAAACCTCTTTGAAATATGAGATGGAAGTTAGAGAGCAAAAGAAGAAAAACAATAATACTTCAGCATACGATGAATATATTATGTCAAGACCTCTCAAACCTTCTGAGATGTTCTTGTCTAAAACAGGTAATAAGTTTCCTGTGGTTATGCTTAGAGAGCAACAGGCTACAAATGATAGATATGGGTATAAGAAACACCTTAGAACAATGGGAATACTTTTAGAGGACAAAGACTACATCTATGGTGTTAAATTTAAGCCAGACTTTGATTTAAGACCTATTGATAGGTTTCCTCACGACTCTAAATCAAATTTAACTTCTGCTTGGGAATTTTACGAGCATCCTCCTGCGGGATTTATACAACCAGATCTTTATAAAATAGTTTATGACCCTATTAAAGATGAGGGTGGAGGTACATCATTAGCAGCTATTTATGTGTATAAGTCTAATAACACAGTAGATGCTAATGGTAATGAGTTAATTGCTTGGTGGGTAGGCAGATATGATAAACCAGATGATATTCATCAACAGTGTGTTATGGCAGCTAAATATTTTAATGCTCAAGTAATGTTTGAAAATAACATCATTGACTTTAAAAACTATTGTATGCGTACAGGAAACTATCACATACTAGCGTCCACTCCTAAACAAATTATAGAGAAAGCTTTAAGAGATCCTTCATTTAAGTACGATGTAGGTATTCCGATGACTAATCCTCTAAAACAGTATGCTCTCAGATTAGCTCAACAATGGTTGTTAGATGAGAAAAAAAGCTATGTAGAAGAGTTAGCTGATGGAACCAAAAGAGAGGTGGTAGAAAGAAACTTAAATACAATAAAAGACGACTTATTACTTGAAGAACTTATCCAATACAACGACAAAGGTAACTTTGACCGTGTATCAGCTTTTTTATTGTTAATGTTGTGGATAGAACAAGATAAAGAGTTAGTAGTTAAGGAATCAGAAGAGATTGCCCAAAGAACAGCTAAAAACTTTTATTCTGATTTATACAATAACAGACTAAAAAGTACCACTCTTACTAAGTTTTAAACTAAAAAAAGAAATATAATAATTTATTTATAAATTTGTAAATTAAACCGATAATAATGGTAATTAATGGTAATGCTACAGAAGATGTAATTCTTTCTGGACCAGGTACAGACAGGCTTTCTTACAAAAAGAAGATAGCGGATAAGTATGCTTGGGCTAGAAAGAAGATGGATTATTTCTGTAATCAATATAATTATTATAACGAAAAGAAAGAAAAGTTCAAGATAAATTATGAACTTTATAACGGTCGTATGGACTTTAACAGTTTTTTAGAGACAGGTAAAGTTGTAGAGAGTGATTTAGGTGTGTCTATGCCTGAAATTGAGTTTAACCAAAGTGACTTTATCCATTTTCCTGTTTTACAGACAGTGTTACACGATTTAGAGGGAGAAGAGATTAAAAGACCTTTTAATATTAGAGCTGTCACAACTAATTCTAACAGCGAATCTGTTAGACAAAGAACTAGAAAAGATTTATTGCTTGAGAATACAGCAAAGATTGTTAAAGAAAGTATTATAAGTAAACTACAGGTTGAGAATCAAAAAAAGATGCAGGAAGCTGCGGCTAGTATTGATCCTAACACTGATCCTCAATATCAAGAAAAACTACAACAAATACAAGAGAGTTTTCAAGCACAGTTAGAAGAAGCTGCTGTAAAAATGACTCCTGTTGAGGTAGAGAACTATATGGCTCATGGTTTTAGATTGCCTGAAGAAAAAGTAACTGATGAAATATTACAATATCATATTCGTACAGATAGATTAAAGTTTGTATTTGATAAAGGTTGGAAAGATGTAATCATTACAGGTGAAGAGGTGTATTGGACAGGTGAGTATAACGGAAAGCCTACAATTAAAGCTTGTAATCCTTTATATTTTAATTACGCTAAATCTAAGGATGTAGATTACTTAGATGAGGTGGATTGGTGTACTTATGATGAATATCTTTCTATTTATGAGATATATCAAAAGTTTGGTAATATAATTACAGAAGAAGAGAGAGAAGTTTTTGACAAATATGAGTCTACATTAAACTCTCCAAGTGATTCTAAAGTATGGGAAATTATTCCTAATGCTATTATGAATCCTACAGACCCTGAGACAACTCCAAGTTGGATTGATCCTTGGGAAGATAATTACAACGATAACTATAAGATTAGAAGACTTCGTGTAACTCACGTAGTTTGGAAATCTTTGAAGAAAATTAAATACATTTATAGATTAAATGAGAATGGTACATTAGAAAGAAACATAGTTGATGAAACTTATGTTTTTGACAAAGCTAATGATATTAAACAAGAAATCATTTGGATTCCAGAATACTGGCAAGGATATAAAATCTTCACTAACCCTAAAGTTTATTTGAAGATAGAGCCAGTTCCTAACCAATACAGAGATATTGATAATCCTTTCCAAATTAGAGGCCCTTACACAGGTACAGTTTACTCTGCAAGAAACTCTATGGCAGTAGCAATTGCTGATTTAGGGAAACCTTGGCAGTTTTTATACAATGTTATTGTAAATCAAATCATTGAGGTTATGAAAACTGATATAGGTAAAGTCCTATTAGGTTTGAATGAGCAGATACCAAAAGATATGACACCTACACAATGGATGACTTATATTAAGAAATTCAAAGTGGCGTTGATTAGTGGTTCTAGAGACGGGGATATGAGAAACTTAGGAGTTGACCCCCAGTATTGGAAATCTATAGACCTATCTCACACTCAAGAGATTCAACAAAAAATACAATTACTTGATTATATAGAGAGAAAAATGACTCAAGCAATGAGTTACAATCCTGCAAGATTAGGAATGCAATCTCCTTATGAATCTGTGTCTAATAATCAACAAAGTATTATACAGTCTTCTAATCAAACTGAAAAATGGTTTTATATGCACTCTTACGTTAAAGAGAGAACTGTAGAAAACTATATTGAAGTATGTAAAGTGATTTACAAAGAAAACCCTTTAAAAGCATCTTATATTCTTTCTGATTTGAGTGTTGCTACATTGAATACAGAATTCGCAGATTTTGCTAATTATAATTATAAGGTTTACATCACTAATACTTTGAGAGATACAGAAATGTTAAATCAGTTTAAAAATCTTATTCAACCTATCATTCAAAATGCTGGTGGAGATTTAAGAGTGGCCGCAGAGATTATAACATCAGAAAACGCTACAGAAGTTAAAAACATCATTAACAGAATACAAGTTGAAAAAGAAGCTAAAGAAGAGCAAATGCAAGCAGCTCAACAACAGCAACAACAGCAACAAATGCAAATGCAAACTCAAATGGAGCAAGAGAAGCTTAGAGTAGAAAAACAAATAGCAGATGACAGAAATGCTACCACTCTACAAGCAGCAGAACTCAATGCTGAAAGGTTTGCAAGAGCTAATGATATTAACGAAAATAATGAAAATGATTTGGTAGAATTACAGATGCTTAAAAATCAATCATCAGCAGATATTAGTCTTAAAGAGGAAAAGATGAAACAAATAGAGTTACAAAATAAAAAATTAGAAAAAGAAATAGCTTTAATGGGTAAAGATAATAAAACTACTAAGTAATTGATTCTTAACCCATTAGTTATTA